CCTCGGCCTCCACCGAGTTCGTGGACGTCGAGTTCACGCCGGCCGTGTACGCGCCCACGCAGGCCCTGGCCACGGTCAGCAAGCTGCCGGCCGCCAACGATGTCGTCACCTACCTGGGTGCGGCTTCGACGGGCTACCCGCAGAACCTGGTGTACCACAAGGATGCCATCACCTTCGCCACGGCAGACCTGCTCCTGCCGCAAGGCGTGGACATGGCCTCCCGCAAGGTGCACAACGGCATCTCGATGCGGATCGTGCGCCAGTACGACATCAACAACGACCGGATGCCCTGCCGGATTGACGTCCTGTACGGGTACAGCGTCATCCGCCCGCAGATGGGCTGCCGGATCTGGGGGTGATGCCATGCCGAACACCAAAGCAATTGGTGTGGCATTCGAGGATCCCGAACTCGACGGTGCAATCATCGGCAAGTCCGGTGGCACCGCCGGGTTCTACGGAACCGCGCCTGTCGCACGTCGCGCCGCTGCCGCGCAAGCCACCTCGCTTGTGGGCACGGCATCCTCGACCGCAGTGGACACCAAACTCAAGGCCGCTGTGATCGAGATCATGAACACGCTGCAGGCCATCGGCCTGTGGAAAGGTGCCGCGTAAGCGGCAGAAAGGAACATCATGTCCAACGCATCTTTCGAAGCGCCGAAGATCGGTGACGGCGAGCAAATCGGTGACGGCAACGTCGACGAACGCCTGAACGTAGGCCGCTCTGGCCAACCCGTTCTGGTGCAGGGCTCGACCTCGGGCAACCTCGGCTTCTACGGCACGGCCCCCGTGGCCCGCCGCGCTGCCGCGGCCCAGGCGACCTCGCTGGTCGGCACCGCCAGTTCCACGGCGGTTGACACCAACATGAAGGCCGCGCTGATCGAGGTGATGAACACCTTGTCGGGCCTCGGCCTGTGGAAGGGCGCTGCCTGAGCACTGCTCCGACAGCGTTGCACGTGGGCTGCGGGGCCGATCCCGCGCCTGCGTGGCTTGCGGGCTATGACGAGGTTCGATTAGACATCGACGCCTCTCATAGCCCGCACATCGTTGCCAGCATGACATGCCTTGGCGACATCGGCCAATACGACATGGTGTACTGCAGCCACGCGCTGGAGCACCTGCTGCCGCACGAAGTACAGACTGCGCTGGGCGAGTTCAAGCGCGTGCTGAAGCCCAACGGCGGCGTCGTGATCATGGTTCCCGACTTGGAAGACGTGCCGTGCGACGACGCGGTGCTGTACGAGTCGCCTGCAGGCCCGATACGCGGAGCAGACCTGTACTACGGCTTTCGCTCAGAGATTGAGCGCAACCCGTACATGGCGCACAAGACGGGCTTCGTTGCCACCACACTGCAGGCAGAGCTTGAGGCTGCGGGCTTCCGCAGCGTTACCACCAAGCGTCTGGACTGCTACAACCTCATGGGCGCCGGCTTGAAGTGAAAGTTGTCTTCTGCACCCCCACCTACACGCGCCCGCACCCCGCCTACGTGAAGGCGCTGGAGGAAAGCATTTCTGCGTTGGACGCTGCCGGCATTGAGCACCAGGTGGTGTTTGAGGTCGGGTGCCCGTACATCAGCGCCGCCAGGGCCACGCTGACGCGCAAGGCGCTGGACGCTGGCGCTGACGTTGTGGTGTACATCGACCATGATGTGTCGTGGCGGCCGCAGGACATAGTCAAACTCATCCAGACCGAGGGCGATGTCGTGTCGGGCACGTATCGCTTCAAGAAGGACGAGGAGGACTACATGGGCGCGCTGTTTACCGACGCTGCGGGGTATCCGCAGTTGCGGTCCAGCGACGGCGCCATGCGTGCCCACTGCATCCCTGCGGGGTTTTTGAAGATCACCCGCGATGGCATCCGCAGGTTCATGCGGGCATACCCGAAGCTGCTGTACGGGCACCCTGACTGCTACACGGTCGATCTGTTCAACCACGGCGCCCACGAAGGCGTGTGGTATGGCGAGGACTATGCGTTCAGCCGCAACTGGCTTGCGCTGGGCGGCGACATCTGGCTGGTGCCCGACTTGCAGCTGGATCACCACAGCGCGGATCAGGTGTACCCGGGCAACTTCCACATTTACATGCGCAAGCAGCCCGGAGGCGACCTGTGCCCATCATCTACCTGAGACACGAAATTCACGGCACCAAGATCGCCACGATGGATCTGGAGGCCGAGCATGACGAACAAAACGGGTGGGAGAGGTATACTCCGGGGCAAGATACGCCACCTGTTGCCGTCAATGATCTGATCGTGCGCAGGCGGCGACGGGAGTCTGCCGATGTCCACCACAGCCGGTGACCAGATCAACGCCGCACTGCGGCTGATCGGCCAGCTTGCCGAGGGCGAAACGCCCTCTGCCGCCACCTCGCAGGACGCGCTGGCGGCTCTGAACCAGATGCTCGACTCATGGAGCACTGAGCGCCTGGCCGTGTACTCCACGCAGGATCAGGTGTTCACCTGGCCCGCAAACGACGCCATCCGCACACTGGGGCCGACCGGGGATTTCGTCGGCACGCGGCCGGTGCAACTGGATACCTCTTCGTACTTCCGCGACACCGAAACCGGCGTGTCGTTCGGCGTGTACTTCATCAACCAAGACCAGTACAACAACATTGCGCTGAAGACGGTGACGTCCACCTACCCGCAAATGATGTGGGTGAACAACACGCACCCCGACATCACCATGGCGCTGTACCCGGTGCCCACCAAGCCGCTGGAATGGCACTTGGTCAGCGTGCAGGAACTAGCGCAGCCCGCGCTGCTGAACACCACGCTTGCGTTCCCCCCGGGTTACCTGCGGTGCTTCAAGTACAACCTTGCGTGCGAGATCGCTGCCGAGTTCGGCGTCGAGGCCCCGCCCACGGTGCAGCGCATTGCCATGTCGTCCAAGCGCGACCTGAAGCGCATCAACAACCCCGATGACCTGCTGGCCATGCCGTACAACATCATGGGTCGGCGCAATCAGCGGTTCAATATCTTCACGGGGAATTACTGATCGTGAAGACGCCGATTCTTGGCTCGTCGTATGTGGCTCGCAGCGTCAATGCTGCGGACAGCCGCATGGTCAACCTTTTCCCAGAGGTTGTGCCTGACGGGGGTAAGGAGCCGGCATTCCTGCAGCGGGCGCCCGGCCTGCGCTTGGTGGCCACCGTGGGCGACGGGCCGATTCGCGGCCTGTGGAAGTTCGGCGACTACCTGTACGTCGCCTCTGGCGGCAAGCTGTACCGCGCTGACGGCAACTTTGCCGTGACGGAACTGGGCCTGATCAACGGCAGCGGCCCCGTCAGCATGACGGACAACGGCACGCAATTGTTCGTTGCCTGCAACCCTGACGCTTTCATCTACAACTCCAGCACGGGCGCGTTCGCGCAGGTCACCGACCCCGACTTTCCGGGCGCGGTGACGGTGGGCTATCTGGACGGGTACTTCGTGTTCAACGAGCCCAACAGCCAGCGGTTCTGGGTGACGTCGCTCAATGACGGAAGCGCGGTGGACCCGCTGGACTTTGCCAGCGCCGAGGGCAACCCGGACAACATCGTTTCGCTGATGGTGGATCACCGCGAGGTCTGGCTGCTCGGGAACAGCACCATTGAGGTCTGGTACAACGCCGGGGCGGCAGACTTCCCGCTGGAGCGCATCCAGGGCGCGTTCATGGAAACGGGCTGCCTTGCCCCGTACAGTGTGGCCAAGCTGGACAACAGCGTGTTCTGGCTGGGCTCTGACGCACGCGGCAACGGCATCGTGTACCGGAACAACGGGTACAACGCGGTGCGCGTGAGCACGCACGCTGTGGAGTGGCAGATCCAGCAGTACGGCGTGCTGAGCGACGCTGTGGGCTACTCGTACCAGCAGGACGGGCACTCGTTCTACGTGCTCACGTTCCCGACCGCGCAGGCCACGTGGGTGTTTGACGTCTCCACCGGGGCGTGGCATGAGCGTGCGGCGTGGGATGGCGTGCAGTTCCGCCGGCACCGCAGTAACTGCCAAGCGAATTACGCTGGTCAGGTGCTGGTGGGGGATTGGGAAAACGGCAGCGTCTATGCGTTTGACCCCGAGGTGTACGACGACAGTGGGGCCACGCAGCGGTGGTTGCGGTCGTGGCGGGCGTTGCCTACGGGGCAGAACAATCTGAAGCGCACGGCGCATCATGCGTTGCAGTTGGATTGTGAAAGCGGAACGGCTGCGCCGATTACGCCAATCAACTGGCTTGCGGTGGCAACGGGAATTTTGCAGGCTGCCGTTGGCGTTGAGCCAGGAAATACGTTATTTAATGAATTGTACGGCGCAAGAAAATTAGGCGACATTGACAATAATGGAGTAGTTGCGCTTGCTGATGCAACAACTGTCATCAAATACGTCGCCAACGACCCAATATCTAATGACGCAAGAAATTACATGTTGGGTTCCATGTCCAGCATTTTGCGCTTGTACCCCGCAAAATACGCCGCTTATCTTAGCGCGCCCGCACCAACCGACCCCCAAGTCATGCTCCGCTGGTCCGACGACGGCGGCCACACATGGAGCAACGAACACTGGGCCAGCATGGGCAAGATCGGCGAGTACGGCAAGCGCGTGATCTGGCGCAGGCTGGGCATGACCACCAAGCTGCGGGATCGCGTGTACGAGATTAGCGGCAGCGATCCGGTGAAGATTGCCATCATGGGCGCTGAACTGACGGCGACGCCGACGAGCGCCTGACATGCAAACGCTGCCCCGCGTCCCTGCCAGCCGCGACCCACTGGTGGACCGCGAGGCGCTGACCACCCGCGCGTGGTTTCGGTTCTTCTCGCTGCTGCAGGAAAGCATTGGCCAGGCCAGCCTGGAAACGTTCACGCGCGTCCAGAACTCCACAGGCGCAACGCTGCCCAAGGGCACTGTGGTGGGCTTTGCCGGCGTCGGCGCGGCGAACCTGCTGTCAGTGTCCGAGTACCTTGCCGACGGCTCCACTCCGTCGCTGTACATCCTTGGCGTGCTGGACGAAACCATTCCCGACAGCGGCGCCACGGGCCTGTGCTGCGTGTGGGGGCCGGTGAGCGGCATCGACACCAGTGCGTTCAACGTAGGCGACATTCTGTACGCCAGCCCCACGGTGGCCGGCGGGTTTACCAACGTCAAACCCACGGCGCCCGACAACGTGATCCCGGTGGCGGCGGTGCTGATCAAGAGCGCCACTGACGGCGTGATCTTTGTGCGGCCGACGATTGAGCAGCAGAAATACTACGGCGAGTTCACCAAGACGACGGATCAGACTCCCGCGCTGACAAACACGGCTTACGCGCTGACGTTTGACAACACCGAGGTTGCCGAGGGCATCAGCATTGGCTCGCCCGCGTCGCGCATTGTGGTGGTGCAGTCCGGTCTGTACCAGTTTAACGCCACCATCCAGATCAGCAGCAGCAACAGCAACGCCAAGACGGTTTGGCTGTGGTTCCGCAAAAACGGCACGGACGTCGCCAACACGGCTAGGCTGGTGACGATCAACATCAACAACGGGTACACCGCCGTGTCCATGAGCGAGTTTTTCTCGCTGGCGGCTAATGATCGCATTGAGATCATGTTTGCCACAGACGACACGGCCATCACGGTGGATAATGTCGCTGCCACTGCGTTTGCCCCAGCAGCCCCTGCCGTCGTGCTGGCGGTGAGCCAGATTCAACAGTGAGAGCACCATGAGCGTTTCGCTTTCCCCCTACGCTGGCGCTGGAGCGCAGTTCTTCGACAACAACGGCAATCCGCTTGCCGGGGGCAAGATTTTTACTTATGCCGCCGGCACAACGACGCCGCTAGCAACCTACACGGATTACACGGGCAACACGGCCAATCCCGTGTATCCGGTAGGTATCGTGCTGGACAGCGCCGGCCGCACGCCCGCGCAAATCTGGCTGACGGAGGGATCGTCGTACAAGTTCGTGCTGGAAACGTCGCTGGGCGTCACGATCAAGACCGACGACAACATCTTTGCGTCGTATGAGCTTGCCAAGCAAGTGGGCGTGGCGGTGGGGCTGGGTGCCGGCAGCGTGCCAACCAACATTGCCGTAGGCGACACGGCGCTGGACAGCAACACCACGGGGTCGAACAACACCGCAGTGGGCTACAACGCCCTGACGGCCAACACTGACGGTTTCCAGAACACCGCTGTGGGCTCCGAGGCGCTGGATGCCAATACCTCGGGCGACTACAACACTGCGGTTGGCTATCAGGCGCTGACGGCGGCCACCACGGCGAACAAAAATACTGGTGTTGGCTATCGAGCGCTTAACGCGGCTGTCGTCGGCAACAACAACACCGCCGTTGGCGCTGACGCCCTTTTGCTCTCAACGGGCACGGAAAATACCGCAATGGGGTCGGAGGCGCTTGATGCCAGCACTGTGGGCAATTATTGCACCGCGGTGGGCTACCAAGCGGCAACGGCTGCCACAGACGCCAATTACAGCACTGCGGTGGGTTACCGGGCGCTGGCCGCAGTCACTACGGGAACAAGCAACACTGCCGTGGGCGCAGACGCCCTTCTGCTGGCCACGGGCACGGGCAACACCGCCGTGGGTCGGCAGGCGGGCGACTCGATCACCACGGGTTCAAACAACCTTGTGCTGGGCAACGGCGCCGATGCCTCGTCGGCCACCGTCAACAATGAAATCACCCTAGGCAACGCAAACATTACATCTTTGCGAGTGCCGGGCCTGACATTGACCGCCGGCGCAAAGTTCATCAACAACGGCACACTGACCGTGGCCACGCTTCCAGCCGCAGCCACTGCCGGCGCAGGCGCTCGCGCCGTGGTGACGGACGCCAACGCAACGACTTTTCATTCGATCGTAGCCGCAGGCGCACCGAACAACACTGTGCCCGTGTTCAGCGACGGCACCAACTGGCGGATTGGGTAAGAACATGGCAAAGCCTCAGTGGATTTCGGCGTCTGATCCGTACTTTGCGCAATTCACTCGCCCCGGCGAGTTTGGCGAAGAAAACCCCTACAGCAGCACCATTCGCGGCCTGCAGACGCCTGAGCTTTGGCAGAGCGTTGCCCGCTCGCTTGGCTACAGCGGCCCGTTTGAAACGCAAGTCATTTCGTCCGACCCGGGCGAGGGCGGCGGCGGTCTTGTCAACGTGCCGGCGCCTGAATTTGAGCAGTTCATCGCCCAAAAGAAAGCCGAGGGCTACGACTTTGTCACCAAGGGCGACCAGATTGACAAAGACAGCCAGACCGTCGGCCTGAAAACTCCGACAGGTGAAGTTGTCGCTCAGCGGCCAGTAAAGGCTGCGGGGTTCGGCGAGTTCTTCAAAGAGTTTGTCGTGCCGGCGTTTGCCGCCTATGGCGCGGTGAACTTCCTCGGCCCGCGCCTGGAGGGGCTGACGAACGCGCTGTCTGGTGGCGGGCAGTTGAGCGTGGCCGATCTGGCGAACATTCCTACGGGGACGATGGGGCAGACTGACGCAGTACGGGGCGTCGTAACGCCGGCAGCAGCGGCAACTGATGCCGCAGCCATTGAGGCCGCGGCATTTGAAAACGCTCTTATGCCCAGCGGCACCGGCGCGACATATCCGTATGGCGGAGGGACGTCTTACGTCAATCCCACGGTAGGAACCGTGGGAACTGCGCCCGCAACAACGGTGGGCGCGCCAATCATTACGGCGGACTACACGGCGGCAGCAAACACGCTGTCCTCAATGGGAATTCCTGTCACGCCGGAAAACGTTAATGCGCTTCTTGGCGTTGATGCAACAAGTGCTGTGGCCACTGGCGCCAAAACAATAGGCGCTGGAGCCAATTTGGGCGCCGATGTTTTGGACGCCGCCCTCGCTGGCGGAGCGCCAATAGGCGCAACCACGGGGACCGCACCCTTGGGCGGCGTCGGGGTGCCGGAATTGACTGCGGGTGCTAGCGCAGGCGGCGGCGCTGCCGGCGGAAAAACGGCACTAGAGGCCCTTGGCGGCTCCTTGCAAGCCGGCACGACGCCAGGCGCTCTTGGCTCGGCCATGGGCTCAACTACGGCTGCGCTGGCCACGGGCGCGGGCGCAGGCGCAACCGGCATCCCCTACCTCGACAAAGCCATCGACTTCGTGACCAGCCCCGCAGGCGCGGCCATCGTCAGCGGCGTGGGCAACGTGGTGGGCGGGATCGCCGGAGCAAACGCTGCAGAGAAGGCCGCAGAAACGCAGGCGGCGGCGGCGGATAGGGCTGTGCAGCTTCAGCGGGAGATGTACGAGAAGTCGCTGGAACTCGGCAAGCCCTACTACGAGGCCGGCGTTAACGCCCTCGGCAAGCTCGCCCGCGGCGAGATCATCAACGAGCCTGGCTACGCATTCCGTCTGGGGGAGGGCATGAAGGCGCTGGAGCGCGTGCAGGCCGCCCGGGGCAACATGCTGTCTGGCGGGGCGCTGAAGGCGGGTCAGCGGTACGCGCAGGATCTGGCCTCGCAGGAGTACGGGAACGCCTACAACCGGCTGGCAAACATCGCAGGGCTGGGGCAGACGGCCACGACGCAAGCGGGCGCTGCGGGGCAGAACTATGCCTCGCAGGCGGGCGAACTGGGGCTGCAGCAGGGCAATGCGCTGGCGCAGGGCCGAATCGGGCGCGTGTCGTCCTACGGGAATGCGCTGGCAGGCGTCGCGGGCGCCGTTGGCGATTACACTCGCGGCAGGCAGCAAGAGCAACTGTTCCGCGACATCTTCGGCCGCGTTGGAGGCTGATATGCCACTCGACACCAGCATCATCCGCCAGGCTACGTTCCAGCCCATCCAGTTCAAAGCGCCCGACAGGGTGAATATGCTGCTGCAGGCGGCGCAGGCGGCGAACCAGATGGAGGCGCTGCAGGCAGCACGGGCGTCCCGCGAGCAGGAGAACGCGCTTGCTGAGTACGTGCGCGGCGGCGGTGCCCCTGAAGGGTTGGCTCAGTTTGGCGCACCCGGTGCTCGGGCAATGCAGCAGATCCAATACGGCCAGCAGGTTGCAGCGCAAACGCGGGGCGTGCAGCAAAAAGAAGTTGAGGCCGCCATGGGGCAGTTCATTGGCGCCCTTGGCCGCACCCAAAACTCGCAACAGGCTCGCAGCGTGCTGGCGCTGGGGTTCCAAGATCCGCTGGTGTCCAAGGCCATCGGCAGGTTCACCACGCCAGAACAAGCCATGGCCGGCGTGCCGGATGACCCGGCGCAATTCAACGATTGGCTGCGGACTCAGGTGCTGGCGCCTGCGGAGCGGTTCAAAGAGCGCACTGGCGCCCAGAGGTACATTTCTGCGGGCCAAGGGCGCATGTTTGACACGCAAACCGGGTCGTATGTTGATATGCCTGCGGCAGAGGCGCCTGTACCTGCTGTGCCCGCAAGGCTGACCACGGACCAAACCGACCGCATTCTTACGCAACAGGGCTACAGGCGCCGTCCAGACGGCACGCTTGAGCCAATTCCCGGCGGTCGGGCCGATCCGGAAACGTTGCGCCGGCAGGCAGAGGCAAGGCAGCCATCGCCAAGGCCGTCAGCTTTTGCCGAAAAAACGGAGTTTCAGCGCGGGCAAACAATCATCGAGCTTGATCGCACCATCCGCGAATTGGAAAATGCAGCAAAACCTGGCGGCCTGATTGACAAGTCAACTGGAAGCGGCGTTGGAGCGGCAACTGATGTCGCCGCTGGGTTTGTTGGTGTTGCGACGCCAGGAGCCGTGGCCATTGGTCGCCTGCAGCCGATTGCTGACATGGTGCTCAAAATGGTTCCTCGATTTGAGGGCCCACAATCCGACAAGGACACACAGTCTTATAAAGAAGCCGCCGGTCAAATTGCCAACCCCAACATCCCGAACAAAATCAGGCGCGACGCCGCAATGGAAATCGTGCGGATTATGAGGGCGCGCAAAGATCAGTTTGTGTTGTCTGGCTCTGAGGCGCCAGCACCAGCACCGGCGCCGGCACCGGCACCGGCGCCGGCGACCGCAACGCGCCCGGGAGCCGCAGCGCCTGCGCCTGCTCGCACTGGCGGCGCTCGCCGAGAAATCGCCCCCGGAGTCTTCGTGACTGAGAGGCCGTAATGCCCAAGTACACGCTCGAAATCGGCGGCAAGACCTACGACATCGAATCCGCGCGCCCGCTGTCGGATTCCGATCTGGCGGCTTATGCTCGCCAGATTGCGGCGCCGCAACAAACAGCGCCCGCAGCGCCTCCGGGGCAGATTCCTGGCGCTGGGCCGTATCGCGCCCCGCCAGCCGCGGAGGTGCCGCTGGGCCGGCAGCTTCTGCAGGGGGCGCAGCAGAATCTCCAGACCATAACGCGGGTGGCTCAGCCGTCAGCAGAGATGGTTGCGGGCGCTAGCGGCGCTTTACGCGGAGCCTCGTCTTTGGCCCCGGCGGGGCCTGTGCCCGCTGCGGCAGGCGCTCTCGTTGGCAGCATTGCGGGCTTCACGGGCGCCCGCACTGGGGCTGAGCTGTTGCAGGGCCAGCGCCCGAATGTGTTGGGCGCAACGGAAGAGGCCGCCACAGGCGAAATCATCGGCCGCGGATTGGGCTCCGTTGTGCGTGCCGGCGCTCGCGGCCTTGATTTGCTGCGCTCCATTCCAGAGCGCAAGGCGGTAGGCATTGCCCAGCAAGCCGCCGGCCCCGAAATCCAAAACATCCGCGCCGCTCTTGGTGCCGCCGCGCCAGACATGACGCCGGCCCAAGCGACGGCAGAATCGCCCCGGCAGGCGTGGCAAGCACTGCTGGCCTTTGAGCCCACGGATTTTGCTGCCGATGTTGCCCGCCGGCAAAAGGCGCTGTCTCAGGCGCAACTGGGGCAACTGGCCGGCGGGACGTCAGCGACTGCGGCAAGGGAAACGGCGGAGGCGGGCAGAGCGGAATTGACGGCCCGCACAATGCCGATGATGCAAACAGAGCTTGCTGCTGCCAACGAGGCGCAGCGAGTGATGAATGCGCTGGTTCCGAGGGCGGCGCAGAAGCAGGCGTCAATGGTGTCGGCGCTGCAAGATGCGGGCCGCACCGGCACCGAGGCCGCGCAACGTACGGAGGCGGCCGTGCAGCAACTGCAGCGCGTTGCTCCGGGCCAAATTCCTGCCATCAGCGCGCGTCAAGCGGCGCGCACTCAAGCTGCGGCAGCGTCTCAGCAGCAAGAAACGTCCAATCTCTTTGCCGATATTGCTCGCCAACGTCGCGCAGAGCAAGATTTCATCAATCGCCAGATTGGCAGCTTGGAGTCCTACGGTCTGCGTCCGCTGGACATTTCGCCGCTTGTCAATTCCATTGACTCCGCGCTTACGACGCCTGGCTTGCGGGCCAGCAATGACGTGACGCGGGTAATGACGTTGCTGAAGCAGGATTTGGCCGATCTTGCGCAAAAGGGCGGCGGCACGATTGACGCGCATGATTTGTACACCATCCGCAAAGAGGGTATTGCCCAGCGCGTGCGGGATGTGGTCAAGCAAGACGACCCCAAGGCCGGCGCCAAAGTCACCGCAGCCGTACTGGAGCGACTGAGGCCGCTGATTGACGACGCCATCAAAAAGGCCGGCGGGACAGAATGGGAAACGTACCTCAAAACATACAGCAAAGGCATGGACGTCATCGCGCGCAAGCAGATGGCGGCGCAGGCGCTGGCCATGTTCAAGGGCGATCCGCAGGATTACGTCAAACTTGTGCGCGGCGACAAAGAGGAGGCCGTTGAAGCAATCTTCGGCCCCGGCCGCTACAGCATCTTCAAGGA